TTTCTAAAATAACTATTTTCACTGGGTAAGTAAGAAACACTACCGCCATGACAAAAGCTATTAAAACTTTCATATAATCCTTTATTAGAAATGAATAAATCACATGTGATTTAGATCACACTTCCATAATTATTATAATAAATTTTACTTGCTGGATTGCATTGGTGGTAAAAGATGGGGGAAAATCTCACTTACTAGTTTGTAAGTTAAACCTTTGATGCCGAGATCTTTCGTCTTTATGTTCACGAGAAACTCAGCCTCTCTTGGTGTAATACTCTCTAACATTGTTATGTACATTTGCTCTCTTCTAGCTGATTGAACGGTATTTCCTATGCAAAAAGTTTCACCCCCTGGACCTTCCACGAAATATCTTAATTTGCGAATTTGTCCGTAAAGTAATGTTGAGTCTGGATCTTCCGCGCCCGCGTTAAAGGGTGGTTTCCCCTCGGGCAACAAAAATCTAACATCTGGATGAAACGTATACCACAATAAATTTTCCAAATGATGTGTTTGATTTTGTTTAAGTAGATCGCCTCTTTCTTTTTGACTCTTTGCTTTGTCTACCAATTCCAATAATTGCATTAATGATAAAGCCATAATTAAAACTCCTGTATCGATTCAGTCATATCTTTAAGTCGATGCTTAATAAAATAATTGAGCATTCTATCGCGACCCAAATATTGGTCGCTTTCATACTTTGTTCTTATATTTATAACGATCTTATCCGGTATACAGCCAAGATCTATTAAGGTTTCATTCCGTTTAAAGTTTCTTAAAATTTCACCCTCAAGAGCCTTTTCCGGTACTATATTTAGCCAATCCATGATCTTCTTTTTCGACATTGGCTTTTGTCTTAGTCCTTCCACAAAGCAATCATCATTTGAAAGAATATTAGGTATACCATCGCTTCTATCTCCTTTTACTATTAAAGACCTCAATTGCCCGGCCGGATCACTTTCTTTAATAAACTTTTTAGTTCGAGGAGACCATTGAGAAACATTAGGATATTTTTGCAATTGGATAAAATCTTTATCAGAAGAAACTATCAATATATTATAATCTCTATGAGAAAATTCTTTACAAATAACCCCGATAATATCATCTGCTTCACATCCTTCCAAAGTAACTACTCTGTAAGGCATATTTTCTGCTATTTCATTTCGTATATTATCCATTGTATTAAATAGCACTTGCCAATCAACACCCTGTTTATTTTCTTCTCTTGCTTTCTTTCTATTGGCCTTATAAAAAGGATAAATGTCTTTACGCCAATTTTTTTTGTTATCGCAACAAAAAACAACTTCTTTTCCATACTTATTGCTAAATTTATTCTTGATCATTCTAATATTATGAAGAACCATACGTCTCATCATAACATCCTCTTTACCTGGTTCAAATTGTTTACGGAATCCCATAAAATTAGCAATTACCATCTGGTTATAATCAATTAATATCATATTATTTTTTTCGTTTTTTAATTTTAATCTTCTTTCCCAGTTTTACTTTCTTTTCTTTTTTTGTTGTGATTATTATTTCACATTCTTCTATCATCATATCATAAAATTTAATTAATCTATTTTGTAAGGGTTTATTTAAATGACTATAGGCTTCCACAAAATCTGCATCGCCTTCTTTGGCTAATTTTATTTCACTAGCCATTTCTACAATTTCAGATTTTAAATGTTTAGCTACAGGTCTTGAAATTTTATTTTGTGCAATAAATTGTTTAAAATTATATTTCTTTTTAAAATTATCTTCAATCTGTTCGTCAACGATATACTCTATATCATACTTTAAATTTTTCGCGGCCTCTCGAATTCTTTTCTGAATATCTGGTTTAACTTTATCTTTTGTTTCTACTGCTACTTTACGATTCTCGGCAATCTCTTCTATCTTTTTTAATTTTTGAATAAAAAGATCTTCATATTCTTCTGGTAAACTCTTTAATCCTCTTAATTTCATTCGCGCAATATAACCAACATGATTTCCAACCTCGATTAAATCTGTGATTTTAAGTTTCCCTGGAGATTTACTTTTTACTTTATTTTTTTTATAATATTCTTGAACAAACTCCATACTCTCTTTAAAATCAAAAAATTTATAATACCATCTAAAGGCTTCATGAATTTCAGATTTTAATTTATCGAGAGGCAAACTATCCCAATCAATAGGATCCGGTTCGTCGCCCATATATTTTGCGTTAATACTTCTTTTCGAAAAAGCCATTTAGCTACCTTCGTACTCTCCAAGTGATACTTTATGTAATTCTTTTAGCTCGCACATAATATAATGCAAGATAATAGACATGATGCCTTCACATTTTTCCATATGATTTAAATTAATATGTATATGATTTAAGAGTTTGTCTTTCAAAATTCCCCCATCATACCCCAAAATGCCATATGTTTTCATACCGTGTCCTTTGCCCCATTCAACAGCTTCTATAAGATTTTTACTATTACCACTTCCACTAAGAACTAATAATCCATCGCCTCTATTAGCATAAGTTACAAGTTGATGCTTAAATATATTATCATAAGAATCGTCATTAGATGTAGCAGTAATGAAGCCGATATCATTACAAAGAGATATAGCTTTGATCCTAGGTCTTGAAAGTCCATTTTCAATAGTTCCTTTTGTTAAATCTTGAGCAAAGTGATTAGAATTGCATGCACTGCCCCCGTTTCCGCATATAAAAAATTGTTTTTCGTTTATATATATGTCCCAAATCCCCTTTAATAGCACATCAAGTTGTTTTTCTCGAACTAAACGCAAAGAATTACCTATAGCCACCGTATGCGATCGCCAGCCATCTTTATTTAATAATTCTATTTCTGAATTCACTTTAATATCAGGCATACTATTACTTATTAGATCTGCCTTCCAAATTACATCTATATTTTTATTTTTCATTGTTAAACACTATTCTTGTTCCCAAATTATCAAATTTTACATCAAATGTGTCTAAAGTTCTATTTTTCATATGTATCTCCTTAGCATGGTCTGTCATAAAAAGTATATATCCTCCGCCACCTGCTCCACATATTTTACATCCCGTAGCCCAAGAAAGAGATGTCTGCATGATGTTATTAATACCTTCATTAGTAATTCCCTTAGCAAGAGTACTTTTAATATCCATGGATTTACTCATATATATACCAAAATCATCATATTCACCTTGCTCATAATAATCTAAAGCTTGAGTACAAAAGTCATATATTTTATTATATTTTTTTAAATTTTTCTCTATAGAACTTTTCTGGGAAGTAAGGATTGTAGATGATTGTCTATGATGTCCAGTATTAACCAAAACGAACTTTTTTTCAAAATCTGAATTATATTGCAATTCTTTGATTTCTACTCTACTATCTTCAAAAAACCGAAAGTGGTTAAAACCGCCGTAGCTAACTGCAAACTGATCTTGCTTCCCAATCGGCTTATCTAAGATTTCAAGCTCAATATGACATGCTAGATGAGCAATATCTACCTGATTCATTGGGGTTCCAATCCAAGTACTTACAGCATTTATTAATCCAACTAGTATACTTGAAGAAGAAGCCAATCCAGATCCTTCAGAGGGTATGTCTGCTAAAGTTGTAATTTCAAGTCCGGGTGGTATTTCAAAATATCTAAGAACTTCTCGAATATATTCATGTTCGATATCATCAACTTCTCCGACAGTTTCTTTTTTAGTATAATTACAAATAAATTGATCACGAAATAATCTATTCAATATAATATAAGTAGATTTATCGATAGCAGCACTTATGACTTGACCGCCATTAGGGGCTACAGTATAATATTCAGGAATATCGGTTCCGCCACCGAAAAAACTAATCCGTAAGGGTGTTTGACAAACTAACAATTCTTTTCTTCAGTTCAGTTGATGAATAATGATGAAATCTTTTACAATAATAAAGTTCAATATTTTTCATGATACATGTATTATACCCCGTTATGAATTTTTTGTCACGGGAATAATCTTCACCTAAAAATCTAATATTAATTTCTATTGTTTTTAATATATTTTTAAGATCTATTTCTGATTCATAAGGAATAATTTCATCAACATATTTACATCCTTTTAATTGTATGAATCGTTCAAAGACAGTCTGTACTAAATTTTTTTTATGTGCGGGGTTGGTGTGAAGACCGGCAATTAAATAATCACAATTTTTCTTCGCTTCTTCTAACATTACAATATGTCCTGCATGTAATAAATCAAAGCCGGAAGCTGTAAATCCTCTAATCAATTAACGTACTCCAAGTTTTAAGTTTTTCTCTTTTAGCTAAAATGCCTTTATTAGTTTCATCATGGTCTAATAATTCAAATTTATACATTAAATCCATCATGCATCGAACATCCGCCATTTCTTTTTGTAATTCTATTCTTTTATCTTCAGGTATATGTCCTAATCTTGATCTTGAACGTAATACCTTACTGCACGCTTGAATCAGTTCCCCGCACTCCTCCATCGTTATCACCATCAACTGCGTTATCTGATCCATTCTTTCCTTCTTCGAGTTCATCTTCAATCTCCATTAATTCAAACATTTCTATCCATTTAGGTGCTCTATAATCCCAACTATAATATTTGTCAGCATGTTTTTTGGCTCGGTCTATAATATCCTGTGTTTCATCATCCCAATATGTATCTAATAATTTATCTAATTCATCTGCAAATCTATAACAATGTTCTATTTCATCTTTAATATAAGGATACATAAATGCATGATCAGAGCAAGTCTCCGGTAACGCGCCTAAACTATTTGTAAGCATTAATGTCCTGGAAGACATTGCCTCCATAGCAGTTCTACAAGAAGTTTCTTCCCATATACATGGATAGGCCCAAATATGCATATCTTTCCATTCTTCTCTTAAAGGTCTTCCTTTAACAATTTTATGAAGGGTCATATTAGGATTTTTTTCAACATGTTCAAATAATTCTTGATATGGTTGATCGTTTTCTTTCCACCCATATATCTGATAACTTGAATATACATGTAAATGCCAATCATCTCTGTCGAGTTCGTGTAAGGCATTACATAATACGTGCAAACCTCTTTGAGGTGTGGAAGCATAAATTAAATTTATTTTACCTTCTCTAGGTTTTTCATAATGCTCATATGGAAATATAGCTGTTTTTTGAACTTCACAGCGATCCATTGGCAAATCATATTTTTCTAGAAAGGTGTGCATTTGCCAATAACTCGAAAAGATTAATTTCTCAAATTCTTTCGCGCCGTCTTTATTTCCTAAAAAATCATGGCCCCCACTTCCATCTTTAGCCAAATCATGAAACCACCAAATTCTGGGTAAAATAGTTTGAATATTTTCTGGATATAATCTTGAAATTATCCATTGATAATCTGTTTTATATTTTTCAGGTAAATGCGACCATAATTCTAAGGTTGTTAATTCTGTTCCCCCAAAAGAATTCTTGGCCATATTATTTTCTTTTCTTTGAGGTATTGTCTTATCTTTATAAATGTCTTTCATATATTGATCTTGAATGTTCTAGGACTGTTTGAAATATGATCTATTAATTCTTTGTGAAAATTTATATTTGCTTCTCTGCATTCTTCTAAAGAACTTTTATATTGTCTTTGTTCTTTATCTTGAATAGTTTTCCACCAATCAGTTGTCGGACAATATAAAGGTTTATGTTTTAAACCATAAAATTTAGAAGACCAAGGAAAAGCTACAACAACTTTTCCCAAAAGTGTTGCCCAATAAGCGCCATGATAGGAATTTGTAACAACAACATCACCACTTGCGATAAATTCTATTGTTTCTTCAAAACTACATTCATTGTTTCCTTTATGAGGATAATCCCAAGTTTCTTTTGGCATGCCATGAATAGTATTCATTGGAAGAGAAGCATGTGTAAAAAATACAACATCATGTTTTACTTCATATTCTTTATCAAAGGCCTCATGCATACAACTCGCGCATGGTACCCATCTTGCAGCCGGAATAGAATTATATAGGTGTGGATGATGATCTCGTATACCCAATAAATCAAATGATCTTATATAACCTGGATACGTTATATTCATTGGTGGAATACATTGTACTTGTTCATCTAAACAAATATACATATGTTCGCCCAGACCCCATCCATATAATCTATAATTAGAATTTTTTTGATGTTTTAGAACATGAGACATTGGTCTCATTTGGCCTATAAGTCCTCCGCCACCGTAAATAACATTTTCATGGGGTGGCAAATAATCATATTCTAATTGGAAAATATCTTTTTGATTTCCAGGCAAATCAAAATATTTTGTAGGAGTACTATACGAATCACCTATGTTAGTTTCATCTATCCTAAATATATTAGTAAACTGTAATTCCATAGAAAGGTATATTCATGCAAGATTTAAATGATTTTGGTTTCAGCACAGTTAGTGAACAAGAATTTACTACCGCCGCTAAAGAACCTGAAGAGAAAGTAGTTTCCGCCGCGATTGAAAAAGCCAAGGCTGGACAAATAAAAGAAGTTGAGGGGACCGTGAATAAAATCTGGAGTTTGCTGGACTATCATTACGAAGATATTGATAAACATAAAGAAAAATTAAACAAAGAATTCAGTCGGCAGATGAAAGAAGTAGAAGATTTAATTGTACCTCTACTAAACAACTTAGCAAAATCTTCCACCAATGAATACATATATTGGCCTGGCAGACGAGAGATTTTAGAAACACAAATTGAGAAAATTACTGCACATACTCGAGACGTAAATATATTCACTGAGTAACTCCATATTTACAAAGATAGTAAGAATCAATAATATCGGTTGCAGGGTTGCCTTTTTCTTGAACTAATTCAAAATTATTCGGCTCTGCCTTCCACGCATCTAACATAACTTCTTTATTAGAATTTCCCTTACCCGTTGCGTACTTCTTAATAACAGTTGGAGGAACTGTTTCATAACGGAAACCATTCTGCTTTAATTTAAATTTCAAAATACCAACATTTTCCGCGATGTTAAAAACTCTGCCGGTAGACCCATAAGAATAATCTTCTAGTACAACTTTCACAACTCTACCATTATGCCAACGTAAAGCTTCTATAGTCCAATCGGCTAAAAAAATATACTTATCTATTAATTTTAAATCTTTTGGTAACTTATAACAATTTACATTTTGAAGGGTGGACCACCGAGGCCTCCACTTATCCAAAGCAAAAAAACTAAAATTACAATCAATAGGATTAATTGTTCCATCTTTTTTAAATATACAAATACACGGACTGGTTGTAGAATAATCTATTCCTGCACAAATCAATTAAAATCCTAACTGTTGTAATTCTCTTATACTATCATTTGTGGAAGTATGTAAAATTGCAATGCCGCCGCTTGACTTCCATTCAGATACATTTGATTCACTATCATCTATCAGAATATTTGGTGATAAATTTTCTTCAACAGCATAATATTGTTTTTCTCTTTGAAAAACACAATGTATTCTTGCAGGATATACTTTATAGTGTTCGAAAATCCATTGCATTTTTTGAAATCGTGCTTCTGGAAAAACAGGTAGATCAGGAATAGCTGTTAAAACATGCCAATCAAATTGTCCGGAAATATAATTTATTAAATCATCCGCGTCTGGCATTTTAGGGAGAGTTCTAAAAAAATCTTCTGGGAGAAGATCCCATCTTCCATTCCATTCTTTTTTAGTACTAAATTTTTCAATAATGGGTTTATCAAAATCTGATAAAACACCATCCATATCAATAAAAACTTTCATAATTAATCGTATATAAAATTCATTTCGGAGTCAAGGCCAGCTTTTTCTTTATATTTTTTATCAAGAATATCTTCCAGCCAAAGTTTACCTGTAAAAGCCGGTGCATTTTCAATATCTTTCCACAATTCTTGAACCGCAGTTACACCTAATGATTCGGTATGTTTCTCAAGAACTTTAACACACCCATCAACATATTTTTCAAACACTGTTTTCATATTATCCCTATTATATATCATTAATACGCAAATATCAACAAAAAAATTTTAAATTAAATCTACAACTTCACAACCGCCATCACTCCCACAGGCTTGTGTTTGTGCTCCGGCTGTATGGTCTTCTTTTTCATAATCGCTTAATTTATCCCAAGCTACATTTTTGGGCATTTTTGATAGTAATTCTTTATACTGTTTTTCATCACAATCTTGGTAAGGAGCTTGTTTATATGCATGTTCACTAAATGGTAAAAATGAAATACCACTAATAGAATCAAAATTATCCCAAACCCATGAACCTACAACCATCCATTCGTGTTCCTTAACCGATATTGTAATAGATGGTTTATGTTCGCACCAATGGTCTTGATATATTTTCCACAATTCTAACTGTTCTATAGCTGTCATATCCATTCTACATACGGCCCCCTTTGGACTTTTTTGTGGAAAAGAAAATACTGAAGTATGTGCTGGTTTTGTTATATCGGGTTCATTCGGAAACTTAGCCTCTTTCATGAACTTACATAAAGGATCTTTATTATCGGCCCGTACAGTTCGTATATAATAGGGATTATGACGAGCATGAATACCACTAGAACTATCAACGAGCTGAGAAACAGTTCCACTCGGTTTGACACAAGTAACTGCTGCAGATCTCGGAATCCCCAGTTTTTCTGCCCACTCTTTATTTGTTTCGATAGCGACATTTCTGAGTTCCTCTAAAAGTTTACCGGTTTTTTCTTTTCCTCTTTTTCCATTTGTTAATTCATTATCCATTATTCCGGTAAGAGAAACTCCCAGAAGTCGTTCTTCTTCGCAGTTTCTGGCCCATTCTTTAGTGAGGTATTTGAAGTTAGTGAGGGTTGATTGGAAGGTTCCAAGAATTGTTGCATTGCGAACTTTGATCTTAAGAGACTCGCGAGAGTCCCGTCCTCTGACAACGACTTCAGATAAGTTGCAAAATTCCCGTGACCGTAAAATGATCTCGCTGCACGGATTTGTGCCAAACTCATGTCCGGAATCTCGTCTTCGTAAAAATCCTCCATGTCCATCTTGCTCCCTTTCATTTAATTTTTGTACTTGTCGATTAGCGGAATCTCCATTATATATTCCACGTTCTCCAGATTTTGAATCATAAAGAGATAACCACTCTCTCATAAAAGTACCAACGTCAGGTTTTTCTTTATAATTAACAGAATTGTTTGATAATGCGCGCTGAACATTACCTTTATACCATTCTCCATGTTTTGCAAATCTCATTTCTCGATCATTTAGATCACTTAGACTAATGAGAGCACTTCTTCGTACGCCGCCCACAACAACTACTTCCGCGGTTTTACATATAATGTCATGACATTCAATTGGTTTAAGCTTTCTTCCAGCAGCATTTGAAATAATTTCTGTTACGAAGTTAAATAAATCTACTAGCGGCTCCGGACCAGAAGCTCTACCACCAAAAGTTTTTAAAGGCATACCGGCAGCTCTTACCTTACTCATATCCCATTTAGGCTTCTGTCCTTGATATAATAATGAGACTAATTCCTTATAAGCTTTACACCATCCCAATTTACTATCTGCAACTACTATAGTGGTATCTGTTGGAAAAAATTCTTCTGCGATAGTTGGCATTTGATTTGTATATTTTTCTTCAACGGAAAACCCAACTCCTGTTCCATTCATTAAAACATACATAATTTCATCAAACGTTCTCTGATTATCACATTTTAAATATGAACAATTATACCCAGCAACATTTTCTTTTTTGAGGGGGTCTCCGGCTGTCATTAAACATCTCATAGATGGCATAACTTCTAAATTTAGAACCGCCTCTTCTAATTCTTTTCTTACCGTATCAGTAAAATCATAATTACATTTTTCTTTTAAATCATCTTTAAAAAAATCAAAATATCTTCCAATTGTTTCGGACCATTTTTCTCTTCTTTCTTCATCATACCTCCATCTCGCATATCTTGAAAGATGTATAAATGATTGATATTCTGTAGGTAAGTTCATTCATTTTCCTTTGTTATATTTTTTCTAGGAATTCTTTTTGTTCTCGATTTGATAGCGCTTCAAGGGCAAATGCTTTTCTGTCTGCCAACTCATACTTTATTATATCCATTTCTTGTTTAGAGAATGTTACAGCATCTTTACTATAATCTTCAAATGCTTCACAACATAAAGGAAATTCGGACTTAACCAACTTATACATAGCTTTAGCATAATCACGAGTTTCTTTTTGCGTGTGATTATCCATTCTTAATTTACAAAAATGGAAAAAATTATGCAAATCTATTTTCCAAACAACTTCGGTATAGTTGCCTACTGGGAGAATAGAGCGCGCTAATTCTCGAGCTAAATCTAGATCTAATAAATTGTGATAGGATTGAATGGCATTATCATACATGCGATTAAATTCGAATTTAACAAGACCTTTTTGCTCAATTTCTTCACCCCTACCCTGATTGTTTTGAGTTGATTGTTTTTGTATATCATCGTCATGAGGAACGTAAAAATCTTCACTCATCAACGAATATCGTCCTGAATATTCATTTAAATTCGCCGTCCGATGCCGAATTATTTGTCTCATAACGAAGATAGGTAATTTTAAATAGAATTTTACTTCACACATTTCAAAAGGAGATGTGTGCTTATGTCTCATTAAATATCGAATTAAATTACGCGTCTCGCTAACTTTTTTTGTGCCTTTTCCATAACTTATTCGAGCTGCATCAACTACATCGTCATCACTTCCCATAATATCTAATAATCTAACTAGTCCATCTTCATGAACTTTCACCTCCTCATTCATATTCTTTTCCACTGGTTAAATTTTATTCTTGCAGGAAGGCCGCGATAAGTATTCATATTTATTATATCAATAATTTCCAAAATATCCATTTCACCTAAGACCATATCATTAATATCTTTAAATTTAACAGTGTCTGGCCATATGCAAACCGCGAATCCTTTTTTAATAGATTTTTCAATTTTTAGTACAATTTCAGTATTTCTTGGTTCATTATCATATACAAAAACAACGTTCTTAGCATAAAACATACTAGCATCATCTAGGTCACTG